CGGGGTTCAAGGGATTGGACAGTTTGCTCAACGGCGGATTCCGCGAGGGTTGTCTCTACGTACTTGCCGCAAGACCGGGAGTGGGAAAATCCGCATTGGCGATTCACTTTACCCATGAAGCCGCGAAGATGGGATATCGGACAAGTTATTGCTCACTCGAAATGCAAGCCAGCGAATGCGCGGGGCGATTGCTCACGAACGTGAGCGGAGTCCCGCGCCCAACCATGAAGAATTCGTTGAATCACGTGGATCGTCGAAGATTGAGCGAAACCACGCAAACGATGAAGAAGTGGCCAATTACTTTCAAGGATGATCACGAGGCTACGCTTGAGAGTTTCCGCGCCTTTCTCGCCCAGCAACGCATGGAGGGGGAACTCGGCTTGGTAGTGGTGGATTATCTGCAACTCCTTTCCGCAAAGGGATATGACTCCCGAACTCAAGAGGTCTCCGAGATTTCTCGTACCATGAAGACATTGGCGCTTGAGTATCAAACCTCGGTCCTCGCGCTTTCTCAACTCAACCGCGCACTTGAAGTACAAAAAAGAAAACCCGCGCTTTCGGATCTCCGCGAATCCGGTTCCATTGAGCAGGATGCGGACGTCGTGTTGCTCCTTTCTCCTGACAAGGATGACGATGAAGTCCTTAACTGCGAAGTGGCGAAGAATCGAAACGGAGAACAGGGCATGACCAGGTTTGCGTTTGAGAAGCGACTGGGCCGTTTCTCGAAGCATTTAGAACCCCGTCTGACCAACGATAAGCGTAAGGTTGTTTCGTTTTAGGCCACAATAGAATACCAAAAAGCACGATTAGAGACGCAAGAAGGGGTCTAATCGTTCATTTGGGGGATAGGTCTGATAGATTAGACACATTTACCCATCAAAACGCTTTTTAAGGGGGTACGGGGTTAAAGAGTTATGCGTTCTTTATTCTTTGTCCTAAAATTTGTTATTAATTTTGCTAGATATATAATCCAATCGTCAGTGTCTTCCGTCCTATCCCCTGACGGCACAAACTCGACAATCCCGTCCATGTGTACCACAAAGTAATCTTCATAACCGTAGACTGCGAGTCCAACGGGACTGCTTTTCGTAAACCTATTGGGCAAATCCTCGATTGTGACCATTGAAACTTTACAACCCGCAGAGGTAGCAAGCAGAGCTATGCCCATTTGTATTGCACTAAAGTTGTATTCTTCACTCATCGCATTTCTCCTTTTCCTCTTTGGTGAGCTTGCCATTGTGCCACACTCTGCACATCTGACGATCGATTCGGGTTCCCCGTGGGGTGGTCTGACGCATAACTGGATGCACATCATGGTTCCTCATATAAGTGCATAGCTTTACAGCTTCGGAATATGGGAGATGAACTGAGTCACCTATTTTCATTGCAGATAAGACTTCAGACCACTTGGATTCATTATGAACGCTAGGTATTGGTATTCCCCTTTCAATCTTCATCGTATTTCTCCTTTCACATCCTTGCGCTTTTGCCAAGCTTCAACCGCCCTGGGCGCGAACCGCATCACCAAAAAGATGATCAGGCCCACGCACAAGCGCGCTATTGTGTCTGACTCGTTTGGTTTAGTCATGCGAATGATTCTCCTTTGTATACTTTCACGATAATTCTCGATAGATTACGGTTCGCATAATTGGAACGCACTTTCTCAATCGCGTTATCAATCATCTTTTGCGTATGGTAATGACTCGCCTTCAATGTAATAACCTTGCCGCCTTTCTCCTGATGAGACTCGTAAGGTATTCCGTTAACAAGAAAATCCTCGCTCATCCCTCCCCCCCATCTACTTTGGCGAGAACCTCGCGGAGTTCCATTGTCCGCATAAGCCATGAATGAGAGTCTAAATCGATTTCATCCTTGTAACCCATATCGCCAATCGCTTTCAGCACTTTCTCGAATAGCTTGCATTGCTCCAATAGCTCCGGTGCCGCCGCGATCAAACGCGCGTTGGCTTCGTCTTCTGCTCTGCCTTTCTTGGTTCCGGCAACTCCGCTATGACATGCATGTACCTCTGCAATTTTAAAGTCTGCGCGAATTTGTCGATAGTATTGATCTCGCCCTCGTATTACCTCGCTATAATGCCAAGGTCCAGGCGTGTGTGTGGCGTGTTTCTCTTTTACTTCCATTGGAATTCCTCTCCTTTTGTTTCTCTTATTCTTTGCACATTTTCCGCGTGATTAACTAGTCGCCTGATGTGTTTTATTTCCCTACGCAAAACTTCATGCCTGTACGCTTCCAAGACGCTTGGTTTTATATCCGCTAGGGTTTGAACTGAATCAATATTTTTGCGTTTCTCATTGTTGTGATGATAGGCCTCACGCTCATCTAGTATTTTGTGAATGTTCATAGTTTTTCTTTCTTTTGTTATTTATAGGTTAAGTGTCATTTGCTTCGCGCGTGCGCGTTCTTTACGCTTAACGCGGATCGGTCCCCGATCACGCGTAAAGCGCTCCCGTTTCTCTCTCGCTTTTCGCGCTCTCTCGCCCTCTTCGAAGGCTTCTTTCAGAGCTTGAGGGAATAGTTTGCTTGCGTGAATCATGCTAGTTTCTCCTTTGCTCTTTTTGCTAATCGTTTGCGCGCTTGAATATTTAACTTGCGACCCTCGTCTTTTGACAATCTGAAATCTTGGTTTCGGTTGTATCGGTCTCTTAGTCTTTTATTAAACCGTGTTAAATATTTTTCGAGTTGTGATTGATTCATAATTAATTTCCTCTTTTTGTAATTGTTTGAATTGCAACCCAAGCGCCCACGATGAGCCAAGGGAGCCAAAGGCAAAGAGTGATTTCGTAATGTGTCATGCTTCGCAAGTCTCCTCATTTAATTCGTTTAATTCTCTTAAGAGTTTTCTTATGTTAACCCAACTAGTTTGGGGAGGGAATAACTTGGCAAAAGATCCTTCGCTGGTGGTAGACCTATATAAATCATCTGCAAACTCTTCAAGCTTTGCCAATTTAATCGTTATAATTTCTTTGTTAGTTAATTTGTCATACAACTCATCATTGGTTGCAAACATACTAACTTTTTTATTTAGTGGTGTAATCATGCTAACCCCCTTACTTTTTTATTAGCGAGAATTTTTTTAGCTCTTCCAATTCTTTTTTGGCTTTGGCTAAGTAGTAAGGCCCGTCGCACTCGTGCCACAATTGATAGTCGCCGCAAGTTCGGGGATTAAACGGGTTGGGGCATTTCAAGCGCTCAATCTCTTTCAGCTTTTCTTCAATCGCCTTCTCTTTTTTATGGATCAAATCCCATTGTTTGGCGAGTTTGTCGTGTTCTAAGTCAACATAATTTTTCATAGTATTTTGATTTTTTGATTTTGGTTATGAGGGTAAGTCCCTCGGTGGAGGAACCTAGACAAAACTACAAACGACTACGTTGCAAGCACAAAATGTAAATTTCTGTCGTAACCCGCATGCTAGAGCCTAAAAAAAGTTTTGGGCGTGATGCCGAAAAAAACAAATGAAGCAAATTATGGACGGGAAAAGCGGAAAACGGGTTAACGATGCATTTCTACTCTGAGCATCAAATCTGCGGTAGGAAATTAGGCAAACCTTGCGTCAACACATCATGATGCGTTGATGCGTCGATGCGTTGATGCGACGATCAGTGTTGAATCGCACTAAACGCAATCAATCAATTGGCACAATTGGCGCGCATGCCTCGCAATGCCTGCAAACAAGCGATATCGCAGTAGACTACAAATCTACTGGACCCACGATCACGCCAAAAAATCGCATAGACAGACGCACGCACGGGGGGGGCGGGGGTCCGCCAGGTTCCGCGCAAATTTATATATTATCATCACTCCCCCCACGAAATTTTTCGCTATAAGAATGCCCCGCAAATGCGTATTGTATTGTAGTCTGACGTAGTTTAGCGCATGAAGATATCCCAATCCTCGCGATACTTCTCATGCTTGGCCTTGGAATTGAGGTTATGCGGATAGAGGGATATTCTAATCGCCCCGTCGATGGCGAGGGTGGGAATAACGTACCAGGTGGGTATGTTTTGAATATATGCGGCAAGCACGTCGACCTTAGTCGGATCAATGGTTTGTTTGGCACTCGTACCCGTAGCGGTGGTGATCATATACCTACCGAGT